CAGACACTACAAGCGCAACTTGATGGTATACGCCAAAGAGAGGTGGCAAATTACATAGATACGGTAGGGGTCAACTCATCTTTTATACTTTAAAAAGGAACATCATTTATGGATAAATTTTTATAGCATACCCCCGCTGTTGTCTTAATTGCTCAGATTAAATATTAAGGAGAATAAATGGCAAAACAGGTAGGAAAATCAAAGAGGGTAAAGGAGTTCAATATTTCTTCCCTCGATGGTGGCATGGATGTAGCAAGTGACCCAATAACTATGGATACATCAAAAGCATTACTTATCCAGAATATGGAATTTGACTCCGAGGGAGAACGGTTAATAACAAGACGTGGGCTAGGTTCTCCGATACATACTTTCGATTCTGATGTATATTACATATGGTACGATTATGAATTAAATTTGTATTTAATCTTCTTAAAAAATAAGAATGTATACACTTATGAATATGGTAAAGACCCTAAATTGATAGGGGTACTTAATGGCGACACAACAAACTATCCACAAGTAACTAGATACACAAACGCCAATGGGACATATTTACTTATAGCCAGCGGTAAAACGATGCAGGTCTACGAATATAGTGGAACAAGCATAAATACCGACGCTAAGTACCCGGAATGCAATACGGTTACGGAACGTTTTTCCCGTATCCTTACATCAAATTCTGGGAGTAATAATATCAAATACTCTGGCGTTGCAGACCCGTTTAATTGGACTGAAAATTCAAATGATGGTTCAGCAATGAAAGACTTAGATGTTGGGGATGTATCAAGTGTAGAAGCTATATACCCATTAGCAGAAGAGCTTATAATCTTCAAAAAGAATGGAAATATCTACCGGGTAGCAAATGAACCTGAGGATTGGAACGTCACCCTTGTCGGTACGTCATCTGATTTTATAACCAAGGATTCAATAACCAACCTTCAAGATGACGTAGTGTACTTCTCCAGACAAGGTTTACGGTCTTTGGAAACGTCAGAAACATATGGTAACTTCACTAATAAGGAAATAGGTGAAGCTATGAACCCAGAAATGAAGAGTGACACATCCGCTCCGTGGATGGTCAAGTGTTTACGGACACACCAATTAGTAATAAACCCAAACTCTGGTAAGAATTTATATGTGTACAACTATCAGATGAAAGCTTTTACCAAATGGACATTCGCGAGTCCAGTTAACACGTTATGTGAGGGTATGGAGAACACTCTGGTCGGTATTGGGAAGGAGATATTCAACTTATCTAAAGATAATCATTCTGACATTGTTGGTGGTACCACGTACCCAATACACCAGAAGATAGTTTCAAAACGTTTAGTAGACCTGAATATAATGACGCTTTACCGGTCATATCTCATGATTGAAAGTACTGACGCTGGGAAAGCCACACTCACCGTAAACGGTGTATCTTGGGATTGGAACTGGACAAAGGATAGACAAAGAGAAGAATTTAAGACACAGCTACGCTCAGATGATATGACGTTTACATTTGAAACGGATAACATAATTACTTGGCATTTCTGGGATGCTGTAGTTGTACAGCAATATGCAACTATGGTATCAGACAGTAGCTCAAGCGGTAGCAGTGGTAACGGGTCTTGGTCGAATACCGGCAAGAGCAAGAAGAAATCCAGTTGGGGCCAAGGCGTTTGGGGTGACACAACAATTAATAGTAGTGGGAGTCCTTATGGTTAATACAATAGCCAATACTACAGATGTATTGGAACATATAAACAGATATGAAAAGAAAGTTGGTACCAGTTTCCTTAAAGACTGGGACTTAGAATATTTCCCGTTCGTGATATTATTCCCGGACGGGTCTTTTTCTACATATGGAGTATCATTTAACGCTCTTGAAGTAGGCCCTACATGCTGTGGCCTAAAAAAGGTATTAAATATGTACATAAAGATTGCCAGACGTGCAGGATTAAAAGTAGTCAGGACAATGACTACCAGAGACCCGAAAGCTTATGCGAAATTGAGTGGAGGCACTCTGGTAAGCTATACAGAAAAAGATAATGGTAAAACAGAATATGTTTTTGAATTGGAGGTTTAATGGGAGGAAAAAGTACAACTACTGTTAAGCAACGTGAGCTTTCAGCAGAAGAAAAACAGTTATATGCACAACAGGTACAATATATGCAGTCTATCCAGCCCGGTATTGATGCTCTGATAAGCAAAGGCATGAGCGGACTAAATAACACATATAATCCAGATTGGAATAATATAGTCGATACGTACTCTTCAAATATCAATGATATTATGGGGAAACAGAATACATTGTTAAATGGGGAATTACCGTCTGCTTGGACTAATTCAAAACAGAACTACTATAACCAGCTGTATGAAAACACAGTAGGTAAATCAATGTCAGACATGGCGAAGAACGGGGTAATCAACAGTTCCCGTATGAATACATCTTCTAATGATTGGCAGAAGAACTTAGCTACTCAGATGAGTAAAGATTATACCAGTGATGTAAACACGTATAATAACCTTCTGAATACCAGAGAAAGCTGGTTGCAGAACGGAGTTAATGATACGGCAACAATGGCACAGCAAAGCCGTAAAGCGGCTACTGACTACTTTGATGCGGCTACAGGAGCTCAGTCAGCTAATAGTACGGCGTTGAACTCTATTAGTAATAATAACAACAGTCGTTCGTATACACAGACATCAACCAGTGGCGGCTTCGGTAGTTTCTTAGGTGGGCTTGCAAGCGTAGGCTCTTCATTCGCGGGTAAATAAGGAGGAATAAATGTACAACATAACTATTCCATATAACAGTGCTACGGACCCCTTATATAACTTGGGTAAGATAGCTGGCATTGTAGGGCTTAAATTATATACTAATCGTAATCGGCGTGGTGCGGCTAAGGAAGCGCAGAATCAGAAGGCAGAAGAACTGACTAATATATCACAGCAGATGCAGAATAATATGCAAAATACATATAACAGATACGATAATACGAAGACAGCGGCGCTTAGTGATATCGATAAAGCTTCACAGGCTTATAATGGTGACCAGTCTCAGGCTAACTGGGATAACTTAGTAGCCACCGGTAAGAAATATGACCCTAGTTTTAATTCTAGTAGCTCAGACGCTATGACTAACTTACGTAATTCTATTTATAGTGGCTCTGCAGGATACTTACAGCCGTACCGTAAAGCCGCAGAAGATGCCGCTACTACAGTTAACCCTAGCGTTGATTTCAGTAATGGTAACTGGGGTACTAACAGTTATAATATAGCCAAAGCTAATACCGATTACTACGGCAACTTTAAGGACTATAATCAAGGGAAGACAATTAATGGCACTGGCGATAATAAGTATAAAAACTTGTGGAACTACATTGCTCAGAACCAGAATAATAATGTTTCTGGTGTGCTTGGGACTCAACAGCAAGCAGCTAATACTAGTACATTGCCACAAGCCCAGCAAATACAAATTGACACATCTTCTCCACTTAGTAATTACTACGACCCTACTAAACTGAGCCTGTACGTGAAACAGTAGGTGGCCGATGGATAATAATGTATTACAAATAATGGGGGCTATAAAACAACAGGAATCAGGAGGTAATTACGATGCAAGTAATCCGTCTGGTGCCTTTGGTGCATACCAATTCATGCCGGAGACTTGGAATGATACATGTAACCGGTATGGCTTAGATGCATCTGATACCAGCCCCCAGAATCAAGATAATGTAGCTTATGATTTAATGGCTGAATATTATCAAAAATATCAGGACCCTAAAGCGGTTGCTTCTATGTGGTATTCAGGCAGTCCTGATTATACGGTAAATAGTGATGAAGGAGATTACCCATCTGTCAATGGCTATGTAAATCAAGTCATGGATAAGATGGGTTCTTTTAACTTTCAGCCTAAAGACGCCCAGAATAACCCAATGATGACGATGAACGTTAAGGTTCGTACTAGTGACCCTAATGAACAATTTAATTCTCAGGGAATCTTAGGGATAATGGGTCAACACAACACCAATACTAAAGACATGCTGGATTACAGTAATTACCACAATCCAGACTATAACAATGAAACTCAATTCCTGCCAGAAGACGTGGCTAAATATGTACAGCCAACGTCTGCCTCTTTGCTTAAAAATAGAATGGCCGATATAAATGATATGGGAGCACAGCAGTCGTTGTCCAGTAACCTTAATAAAGGAGCACAGGCGGTAAGACTGATTAATGGCAGTAACAATGTAGATAATAAAGCGGCATATGCGTCACTCATGAAAAGTATTGGCATTAATGTACCGAGTAATACTGACCAGTATGTAAATAGTAATACTCTGTTGGATATTGCTAACAAGCAAACAGCATCAGACATGAAATATAATCTTGTAGCACAGAAACAGAAGGATGCTTATGATATGCAACAACAACAGCTGGGATTGCTACAAGATAAATTAAATAGTTATAAATAGGAGGTGAATAGATGGCATATGCAGATAGATTCTTAGGCCAGACAATGCAGAATGGCACAAACGGATGTGCAGAAGCAGTCGGCCTAATGGGAGCAGGGGGAAGTAAATTCCTCGCTAATGAATATAATAACGGCCAATTCAGTGTACCCGGTATGGTTAGCGATGCACAAAATAGTGGGATGCAGGTAATACCATATGACCCGAATAGCGTATCAGCTAATGATGCAGTTGTTTACGGTAATAATGACCATGTAGTACTCGGTGATGGGGCTGGTGGCTACTACGGTAATTCAAGTTCACAGAATCAGGTAATACATGGCGGTGACATAAATAGTATGGGAGGACTTCAACCGACGAAGATTATTAAGACTGGTGGGAATAATGGTGGGTTCAATTTCCAAGCCAAAGATGCTAATGGTAATCCATTCATAAATTTACAAGCGTTTATACGAACTAGTAACCCTAACGAACAATTCGACCAGCAAAGTATTATGGACATAGTTAATCGTCCACAGGAAAGTTATGCTCATCAGCATATGATGGATTATTTAACTAAACCTGACTACAATATAGAAAATTTAGAAATGCCAGAGGATGTAGCTAAGTATGTACAGCCCACATCTACTAATATAATGAATAACCGTGATGCTGATTTGAAGGCTCGTATAGAGGCTGACAACGCCAACCAAAAGACTCAACAGGCAGTACAATTAGCTCAATTGATTAATGGTAGTAATAGTGTTGATAACCGCCGTGGCTATGCGGCACTTGGTAAAATGATTGGTATTAATATGCCTGATGGTGCAGACCAGTACGCAAATAGCGGTCAGTTGTTACAGACGCAAATAGCCATGAACAACAACGAACGAAATTACAACTTGCAACAGGAAAAATTGAAACAGGACAAAGAAATGAAAGAAAAAGAATTACAGCTCAAAAAAGAAATAGCTGACCAGCAGATGGCCGCAAGAGCGGCGGCGATGTCTGGTGGCGGAGGCCGTAGGTCAGGAAGCGGCGGTGGTATATCCACGAGTCAGGCGTTATCGCTTATGAAAGCCCGTGATGAATATGCTAAAGCACACTCCGGCGAATATAACCCATATGACGATTTAGGCAATTATGGGGAAGCTGTGTTGGATGCCGCAACCGGTAACGCTCTTGACCCAGATGATTACGGTAGTGCTTTGCATGATTGGACTAACATACTGGCGCAAAATATGACGAATATGGAACACGGTAGCGAAGGCGAATCCAAAGATGGGTTAGCGCAAATGGCCTACGCAACTTATGGAGATTTAGCTCAAGATATCATAAATGGTACTGATTGGAGTAAATGGGACTTATAAATGCTTAAGGGGGCGATATTATTAGTTTAGCCGATTATAGAATGTTACAATTCGACCCGGATGGGAAATATGAAAATGTTGCCCCCAAGGGTGATGGTGGATACATTGATACAATGGAAAACGGCTTACTGAATGGTTTCGGTAATGCTATGGAAAACTTTGGTGTTGGGTTTGGGCACCAAACTGGGTTCACTGATTTAGGAGAGGATATATCTAACTTCGGCCACAGCTTAGCTGACGGTAGAGATAATACAAATTGGTATAGTGATGCTGATATAGCTTCTAACCCAGTAGCTTTCCTTACAGACCCTAATGGATTAGCATATAGCTTTTCTAACACACTCGGTTCTAGTCTTGGTTCTATGGCGGCATTTTCCGCTGGTAGTACAGCTGGGGCAGCATTAGGTACCGCTATTGCCCCTGGTGCTGGTACTGTAGCCGGGGCAATTGGTGGCATATTAGCCTCTGGGTACACGGATGCTACTATGGAACAAGGTAATACATATACCGACGCTATGAATCAGGGGATGAGTGATGGAGCCGCTCAGGACGCCATGGATAAAGACTTTTACGGTAACGTTGCGTTAGGTGGCGTACAATCATTCCTTGGCATGAGAGCACTTAAGGGAGCAGTAAAAGCTCCGATGAGAATGTTTGGAAGTGGAACTGACGATGTAGCTGGAGCGGTTGCAAAGGGAGAAGGCTCTAGTTTATTGGGAGCTATTTCTGAGCCTGCCGGTAAGGTAATGGACTCTATTGACAACCACTACTTAAGCAGGGTAGCCGCATATGGTTTACCGAATGCTATTGGCGAGGGTTACACAGAAGGCTTGCAGAACGAATTAGAAAACTACGCTATCAATGATACCCCTATTAACTATAATCCCATGAATATGAGTGACGATTCACAGGAACAATTCGGACAAACAGTAGCTAGTATGATTCCTCAAATCTTGCTTGGTGGCGTAGGACATCGTAGAGCTCATAGAAATATGAATCAGGAAGATAGCTCTGAAATTTCTCCTGAAACGACATATCAACCGGATGCAAATAGTGATGTAAGCGCAGAACCAGTAAACAACGAAACTTCTATTAATGAAACTCCAGTAGATGAAACACCTATTGATATAGGGCCAGTAAATACAGATGTATCAGCTGATAGTTCAATAGAAGCACCGATATCCAATCCGGTAATTACTACTGGAGAACACGGCGAACCTATTGATATGATGACTGGTAATGATGTACAAATAAACAGACCTAATACTCAGCAGGTAGTGCAACAAGCAGTACAGCCGGTAGATACAGTCGATGCTGTGCAGAATATGATGGATAGAAACACGGATAGCGATAACCAGCAGAGATTTGCTTCCAGAAGCTATGAAAATAGCACATTAGGAGATGGCAAATCTGACTTTGCTTCCACACAGGCAAGAGCTGATATAGCTACCGAACAGCTTGGCAACCAGCTTGGATTAGTAGACGGAGACGGTAACAGTACTATGGGTAACCATAAGATGACTGCTCAGGAATTCAAAGACCTGTCAACCGCTCTTAAACAGAATCCAGCTATGAGTACGATAAATAATATGGATGATGCTAAAAAAGTAGCCGGGGTCATTCGCGAACGAAATAATATCATGGCAAAACGGAATGAAGCTCAATCTTTAATTAAACAAAAAACAGATTTGCATCTTCCGGTTTCTAATGAAGAACTAGACAACTCTAAGTCCATAAACCCCAGTACCGTATTCTTCAAAGGGCAGAGGCAAGCCATAAAGAAAGCCCAGACTACAAATAAAGTAGAAAAGAAGCAAGGTGCTAATACCCAGACACAGAATGCTGTATCTAGTGTTGCTTCTGATATTAGTAAGAATAAGACAAACAGTAAGTTCTTTACATCAGACGGTAAAATGTCAGACACTATTAACAAAGCCATAAACAGTATGCCTAAAGATGTAAATAAGACAGAAGTACGGAAAGCTATAGTTAGTGAATCACAAAAACTCAAAGAAGCTAACCGTACTAAAGTTGATAAAATGAAAAACAATATCGTATCTGACATAAAGAGTAAAGGCTCAACAAGTAAATTCTACACTCACGACGGAGATATAAATAAATTAAGTCCTGAAGTTAAACAAAATCTCAGTTCAAATTATACTGCTAGTGAATTACGGTCAATATTCCACACTATCAAACAGGAAAGTAAGACTAGTAGAACGAGAGAAGAGGCATATAAACGGAATGCTTTTAAAGATATAGACATGAATAAAGCAAATATAATTAATAAAAGACAGTCATTCGGGGTTAATTTCTCTCCCAAAGAAATGAAAGAAATGGAAAAACTTGGTTCCGCTAAGCGAAAAGAAAAAATAAACAATAAGCTTAATACAATGAAGAGAAATAAAGCTACGGCAATGCAAGATAGGAAGAATCACGGGCTTGAAACTGACCGTAGATTAGATAAAAATAAAGTTAGCATGGAAGAATCACCGGTAATGAAGAAATTAGTCAGCTACGCTAAAGACCCAGAAGAAGCTATGAATAAAGCAAAAGATGTACACGATAAATATTCTAAATACCAAAAGATAGATAGAGATATGAAGATATTCGTTGACAAATTTGATAAAAATAGGCGTGCAGTAGCTAAAGAATCGTTTGTTAACTATCTTAATTCCAGAGCTAGAGACGAAAGGATAAATGCAAAAGACCATATCAACAAGATTAATAACAAGTTTGCTAACATAAAAGAAGTAAAACCAATAGAAAAGGTCAAGAAGATAAAAGAAGTTAAAAAAGTAGAAGCTGTAGAAAAACCAAAGGAAACAGTCAAAAAGGTTGAAAAGCCAGTTGAAAAAGTGGAAACAAAGGCTCCACAGACACAAAAACGAGAAGAAGAAAAACCGCAGGTACAAACCAAAGCAGAAGAAATTAAAACGCCTCAGGAGACCGCTGAACAGCCAAAAACAGTAAAATCCAAAGCTACCGAAACGGTAGAAAAGAAACCAGAGGTCAAACAGGAACGTAAACCGAATAATATAACTCTGTTCCACAAGATGGAAGACAAAGACTTCATAGGAGGAAAGATTCCTGCTCATGTGGCGGATACGGTAAAAGAAACTAAGGAAGCCTTAAAAACTAAAACTGGGGCTAATAAAACAGCCGCAAAAGCAAACCGTATATTTGCTAGATATATAAAACTTGTGAACAACGCTGATGACAAGGAAGCGGCTAGTAAATTAACCAGAGAGCACCTTAAAGAATTATATGCATTATATCGGAACGCTAAATATACCGCATCCGGTAAAGACCGCAATGTAGCTCAGAAAAAAATAAAAGATATAATGGAACCAGAAAAGAAAAAAGTGTCTGCTGAATCTAAACGGGTAACAAAGTATAAAGAAAAAAAGGAAAACACAGCTAATATTACGGTAAATCCAAAGAGCAAAATATCTATGGAATTTAGTACCTATGAAGATGAACCGGGAGTTAAATCTAAAGTATTAGAATCTAAGCCATTTAAGGTTGAAATAGAAGTAAAAAATGGTAAAATGAAAGTAACACCATTCGGGGAAGATAAAGCTAAGGAAATGGATATCAAAGATGCCGACCCAGAAGATTTAACATCTGCGATAGAAACAACTGCCCATTTGCAAATAGACCCTGATAATATGAAGATATCAGAAGATGGTAAGAAGATTACCTCTGATAATGCACGTTTATATTATGATTTGAAATATGATAAAGTTCCTGATAATGTAATTAAGCTATTGTCTAAGAAAGATAAGGAAGAGTTGGATAAAGGAGGAGAGCACGGTGATAGAGAAATATCCAGACCCGGACACGCTGAAGAAGACATTGGGAGAAACAATGGAACAAGCGGAAATAAGACAGATGGAAAAGGATTTGAAGAAGATAAAGGGAAATCAACAAAAAGAATAAAAAACTTTAATTCCCCGATACATCTGAAAACAAAAGATAAGAACCAAAACAATGAAAGGTCGGCTGACGTTCTAAAGAAAGGTTGGATGTCAGCAACATCCGAACAAAGAATTAGACTCGGTAAAATAAACGATATCATACATGCTAGATTGTACACCGGGTATACTAATAAAATCCTTATAGGCTCATTTCATGACGAAACCGGTGAAATATATTTATATGATAGAAAAGGTAAAAGGAAAAACGAGTTCCATGAAGACAAGATAACAGATGCTGGATTACACGAAACGGTTCATATGTTATTATGCCCACTCATATCTAGCAAAAAAGGCTATTGGATTAGTCAAGAAGCATATAATAAAGCATCGGAAGATAATAAAAAAATAATCGATAACCGAGGTAATACATCTGGTAATATATCTCCAATAACAGAAGAAGAAAAAACAAAAGAAAACAAATGGAATATACTCAATAAACTCATAGATACCGAAAAGGGGTCAGAGTACTTCCAGAAATCGTATGACTATTTACCTAAAGAAGATAAAAAAACTGTAGACGACGCAATAGATTCATTAAAATTTGATGACTCTTCCTCTATTACGAAAGAATTCGATAATGCTGTATATAATGACAGTCTAATAATCCCTCTGATATCTAGAATGCAACAGTTGACGGCAGAGAAACATACTTATTCTGGTAGTTTTAATATTGGGAGCAACACACCGTTAGCAAAACTGTACGATAAAGATGACTACTACCATGAAGTAATAGCCAACTACGTAGAACACAAAATGAGAGCAACTAGACACTCATTAGTTCACTTCATTAATAGTAATTTTAAAGATGATAAAACCCATGATACAAGCTATAATCATTTATTATCGTTGCAAGTAGATGACTTATTGAAAATGGCCAAAGAACAATGTAAAGGTATAGGAAACGATAAAATATACGAATACCTAGAAAATAAAGTAAAAAATGCATCTAAAGTATACGACTACTTACTAGATTTAGCGGAAGCTGATAACTATAAAGTAATGAGAGGGTATGGAGAGTACGTCCAATCAACTCGTGAATATGCTAGACGTGAACAGAAAAAGAACCATAAAAACAATGAAGAGGGGCCAAGCAGTTTCGGTCCAGCATACCTTGATAAGCAGACTGAATCAGATATGAAGAAAGCTGGAATTCATACAGCAGAACAGACTAAGGATGACACGTTCCTGTCTTCGCAGTTGTTTGGTATGACCGGCACAAAAAAGGAGCATATATCTAATCTAAGACGGTTGCGTGACGACCCATTATACATATTTAAGAAAGCACTGCCGAAAAAAGCGATGCATATCTATGATTTAGCATACAATGCAAGATTAAAGATGCAGAAAACGTTATCTGGATATAATAAACGGTACGCCGATGTGTTTGGTTCAGTTAATGGTGAAGATAGGACTGGTTTGCAGAAAGCTATCTTATATGCCGACAGGATTCATCGTGACCCGATTCAAGTAATAGAGCTTGATGACGGGAATCATGCGGCACTTAAATATGATAGCTTTATAGAACATTACGATAACTTCGACGACGCAATGAGTAAACAAAAAGAGCTAAAAGATTCGGGAGAATTCAGATACATCAAGACTATTCAGGAAAAAGCATCTGACGAAGATATAGGTAAACCGGGCTATACGGTAATCGGGCTTGCTGATGGTAGTCATATATATAAATCAAAAGAAGCGGCTGAAAAGTTTGCTAATGCCAATAGGGAAAATGTGTTCAAAGATTTACTGCCAGAAATTACTAACCACAACTACTCCAAAGAAAGTATAAGCAAAATATCCAATGCTTTCAACGAATACCGTAACTTGATGAACGATGCTGGTGATGAAATGTTTTCATCTGCCGCCGCTCACGGCGAACGTAAGTTACCTAAACGGTTAATGGGTTATTTCCCACATTATCATTTGCCATACATTGTATACCGTAAAAATAAAACTGGATGGATAAAAGACACCTCGTTCTACAACGCAAACGAAGCGCAGAAATACATTGACAGTCATAAAGGGCAAGATATGAGATGCATTGAAATGAGCGCTGTTGATAAGATGGCTCTCAGAGAAAAACTTGGCCGTGATGACTTTATGACTCCTGATGAATTAAAACAAATGGAAGAAGCCGGTCTGGTAAATGAAGCAGAAGATTTTTCCGATTCTGAAAACCATAATGGAGAATTAAAGACAACATTAATCGATACGTTCCTCAGAGGTAAAGACAAAGATTCTTTTGAAGTGAATAAAGTTATTAAAGCCGTAAGTGCTATTGTTAAAAAGAAGAATCCTAATGGCACAATGAAGAGAGCCCAGCG